ATGCGCGCGCGCACATGCGTAAGGAAGAAGCCGGAAAAGACCCCCAAGACCCCCAAGACCCCAAAGCCCAGGAAATACCTGCGTTTCCGCCGAGGGGTCTTTGAACCAGAGACCCCCACAGACCCCCATGCCGCCTCCATGGCTCGAAGGGGTGCCGTGATGCGCCGTCCGCACAGCACCGGGCCGCCCGCGAGGGGACCATCCCGGAAAGCCGGGCAGCGACGGCGAGCTCCGCCAAGAACCGCGCCGTCGCCGCCCTCACCACGACGATCCCCTCTCGGAGACCCCATGGCTCTCGCGACTCTCCCCATGCCCGCTGCGCGCGCAAGCGGCCCGCCGATCACCGCCCCGCTGCCCGTCGCCCTGCGGCATCACGCTGTCCTCGCCCTCGACCTCGGCACCACCACCGGCTGGGCGCTGCGCGGCCAGGACGGCGGCATCACCTCCGGCACCATCTCCTTCAAGCCGAGCCGCTTCGAGGGCGGCGGGATGCGCTACCTGCGCTTCCGCAGCTGGCTGACGGAAATGGCCGGCCTCGCCAGCGGCCTTTCCCGCATCGCCTTCGAGGAAGTCCGCGCCCACGCCGGGACGGACGCCGCGCACCTCTACGGCGGCTTCCTCGCCCACCTCTCGGCCTGGTGCGAGGAACGCGGCACCGCCTACGAGGGCGTGCCCGTCGCCACCATCAAGCGCTTCGCGACCGGCCGCGGCAACGCCGACAAGGCGGCGATGATCGCAGCGATCCAGGCGCGCGGCTTCGCGCCGGCCGACGACAACGAGGCCGACGCGATCGCCATCCTGCTCTGGCTCACCGACGCACAGGGAGGCCGCGCATGAGCCTGCCCGGCGCACCCACCCTCGCGCGCAGTCCGATCGGGCGGCTGCGCACCCCGACCAGCGAGCCCGAGCTCAACGCCATGCGCGCCGCTGCTTGGCACCGGCACGGCGTCGCCGCGATCCCGGTCGACGACATCACCGATCCCTGGCTGCGACAGGCGATCACCAACGAGGCCAACCGCCGCTGGGGACGGCGGCAGGGAGGGGACAGCCATGGCCGGTAAGCGGAAGGCGAAGCGCACGACACCGCCGCGCGAGGATCTCTCCAAGCCCTCAAAGTGGCGGTTGCAGCACGGTGGCTTCGACGAGGGCGTCCGCGGCACGGATCCGAATACGGGCACGCCCATCCTGCACCGTCGCGCCGTCGACAGCCTGGGTGTGCTGCTCGCCAAAGGCAGCATCACGCCGCACATGCACGAGGCAGGCGAGATCTTCCGCGCCGTGTTCCAGCGCGCTGCGCTCGATCGCGTGCGGACCATGCCGATGATCCGCATCCCAGGCGGCAGGGCAGACCTGCTCTCCGAGAGCCAGACCGTCGCGCGCGAGCGCGTCGCCCGCGCGATGACGCATCTCGGCGGCTTCGGCAGCCCCTCCGGCAGCATCGCCTGGTACGTGCTGGGCCTCGAGCACAGCGTGCGCGACTGGGCGCTGCGCCAGGGCTGGAACGGGCGCGCGGTCACGCCTGCGATTGCGCACGGAATCCTGCTTGGCACGCTCGGCATCCTCAGCGCGCATTTCGGGCTGACGCCGCCCGCGCGTGCTGCGTTCGGCGCAACAACGTCGGCCCTGCGGGACGGTGTTGCTGCAAAATCTGCACAGGCGTGAGGGAGTGCATTGCTCGGTGTGATTTCGCCGTGCTTGTCTGCCGTCACTGGTGAGGCGTGCGTCTCGCTGGTGGCGGTGGCTCACCAGCCACAGCGTCGCTCCATCGAAACAGTGGCTCGCGAGCCGCAGGGTCCTTCCTGGGCCCGGCGTATGCGGGGGGCGGAAGCGCGCGACATCGCTAGCGCCTGGCCCGAAATGTGGTTCGCAGTTCGCATCCTTCGGCCGTGATCTCAATCGCTTGGCTGCGAACCACCGCCGCGTCGGTTCGCAGCCGCGGTTCGCATGGTTCGCACCTCTCCTGATCCTGGATGGCCCAATGACGCTCCCCTGGATGGCAGCGAAGATTCTGCTGCGCCCGGTGGCGGAGCTGCGCGCGCATTCCGGCAACGCGCGCGTGCACGGCGCAGCGCAGATCGAGCAGATCAAGGCCAGCATGCTGGCCTTCGGCTTCACCAACCCGCTGCTGATCGACGGGGCCGGAGTGCTGATCGCCGGTCACGGCCGGCTCGAGGCCGCGGTCGCGCTCGGCATCGAGAAGGTGCCAACCATTGTACTGCGGCATCTTTCCGCCGCGCAGAAGGAGGCACTCCGGCTCGCCGATAACCGCATCGCGGAGAACGCAACCTGGGACCAGGCGCTGCTGCGCGACGCGCTCGCCGCGGTGCAGGCCGCGCCGGACCTAGACCTCGCCGCGCTCGGCTTTTCGGCGGCGGAGCTCGACGACATCCTCGCGGCGGCTGGAGATGCCGTGTCCGACGGCGACGCGCCCGAGGCCCTGTCGGCACCCGCGGTCCAGGGGGGCGGGGACGGCGCGGCGGAGACGGAGGAGGCGGCGGCGGATGATCCCGCCGATGCCGAACCGGATCCGCCGCGCCAGGCCGTCACCCGACCGGGCGACCTCTGGCTGCTCGGCGAGCATCGACTGCTCTGCGGCGACAGCACCGACGCCGCGTCGGTCGCCCGCGTCATGGGCGAGGACCGCGCGGCGCTGCTCTTCACCAGCCCGCCATACGGCAACCAAAGGGACTACACCACCGGCGGCGTCTCGGATTGGGATGCTCTGATGCAGGGCGTGTTCCACCATCTCGACCGGGCCGTGCGCGCAGACGCGCAGTTGCTCGTGAACCTCGGCCTGATCCACCGCGATAGCGAATGGCAGCCCTACTGGTCGGGCTGGCTCGAATGGATGCGCGCGCAGGGCTGGCGCCGATTCGGCCTCTACGCCTGGGATCAGGGGCCCGGTCTGCCTGGCGACTGGAACGGGCGCCTCGCGCCAGCCTTCGAGTTCGTCTTCCACTTCAATCGCGAGCCGCGCCGGCCAAACAAGATCATCCCCTGTCGCTGGGCCGGGCACGTCAACTCCGAGAAGGGCGGCCTGCGCGCCAAGGACGGGACGGTCGGGGAATGGCAGCACGCCGGCCAGGGCGTGCAGGAGACCCGGATCCCGGACAGCGTGCTGCGCATCACCCGGCACAAGGCACGCGGCATCGAGACGGAGCACCCCGCGGTGTTCCCCGTCGCGCTGCCCGAGTTCCTGATGCGCGCCTACGCCGACGATGGCGACGTCGTGTTCGAGCCCTTCACCGGCGCCGGCACGTCGATCATCGCGGGCCAGCGGACCGGGCGCCGCGTCCGCGCCATCGAACTTGCGCCGGCCTATGTCGACCTCGCGATCGCTCGCTGGCGGATGCTGCATCGCGACCTGCCGGTGACGCTGGCCGACGACGGTCGGGACTACGACGCCGTGGCCGCGGGCCGCGCGGAGGCGCTGTCCGATGCAGCCTGACCTGCAGGTCACCACGGTCCCGGTCGCCGCGCTGGTTCCCTACGCCGAGAACGCGCGGACCCACTCGGACGACCAGGTGGCGCAGATCGCTGCCTCCATCGCGGAATTCGGCTTCGTGAACCCGGTGCTGGTGGACGCCGCGGACGTGCTGGTCGCCGGTCACGGCCGCGTCATGGCGGCGAAGCGCCTCGGCATGGTGGCGGTGCCGGCGATCCGGCTCGCCCACCTGACCGAGGCGCAGGCCAGGGCGCTCCGCCTGGCCGACAACCAGATTGCATTGAGCTCCGGCTGGGACGAGGCCCTGCTCGCCATCGAGATCGCTCGCATCCGCGACGAGGCGGTGGTGGACCTCGACGTCCTGGGCTTCTCAGGGATGGAGCTCGACCGGCTGCTCGCCGCCGCGGATGCTGGCATCGACGAGGATGCCGACGATGCACCCGAGCCGCCGGCTGTGCCGGTCAGCCGGGCCGGCGACCTCTGGCGCTGCGGGGACCACCGTCTGCTCTGCGGCGACGCCACGAGCCTCGACGACGTGCAGCGAGCCCTCGGCACCGACCGCCTCGCCGACATGGCCTTCACGGACCCGCCCTACAACGTCGCCTACCAGGGCGGCACCGCGGCGAGGATGACGATCGCCAACGACGCGCTCGGCCAGGGCTTCCTCGACTTTCTCCGCCCGGCGCTGGCGAATCTGCTCTCGGTGACGAAGGGCGCCTGCTACGTCTGCATGTCCTCGTCCGAGTGGCCGACGCTGCATCGCGCCTGGCAGGAGGCCGGCGGGAAGTGGTCGAGCACGATCATCTGGGCGAAGAACACCTTCGCGCTCGGCCGCGCCGACTACCACCAGCAGTTCGAGGCGATGCTCTACGGCTGGAAGACGGGCGTACAGCACTACTGGTGCGGCGCCCGCGACCAGGGGAACGTCTGGAACTTCGACAAGCCGGCGCGGAACGACCTCCACCCCACGATGAAGCCAGTCGCGCTCGTGGAGCGCGCGATCCGCAACAGCAGCAAGCAGCGCGACACGGTGCTGGATCCCTTTGGCGGCTCCGGCACGACGATGATCGCGGCGGAGCGGACGGGCCGGCGCGCCGTGCTGCTGGAGATCGACCTGGCCTATGCCGACGTGATCGTGCGGCGCTGGCAGGAGACGACGGGCGGGACGGCGGTGCTCGACGGCGAGGACCGCACCTTCGACGACATCGCTGCCGCGCGGGGTGTGATCGAGAAAGTCCAATCATCGCAACAAGATAACGCTGCATTCCGCTTGGCTCGGGCGGGGCACAGCGCGAATGGTCCGTCACGCGCGGAGCACCGCGCACCAGACGGAGACGACGATGACCGACCGCGAAGCCCGCGCCGCCCGAAACCAGCAGGAGAGCCTGGCGGCCTTCCTGGCGAAGAAGTGGGAGTTCGATGAACTGCTCGCGGAACTGCAGCAGGCCAGCGCGGATCACTTCGGCGCAAATCCCGATGCGGTCCTCTGGGGCGAGACGGCCTGGCTGCACGACGCGACCGCGAAGCTGAAGGAGATCGCGGACCAGCACTTCAAGCGGGGCGAATACGCCGCCTGACGCGCCCCCGCTCCCGCGCCGCCCCGACCGGCACGCGCCGGCGGGGCTCGGGGTGGTAGCACCCGGCTGGTCGGGTGCTGGACGAAGGACCCCGACGATGAAGCTCACCGACACCCAGCGCGCGCTCCTCGAGGCGGCCGCGCAGCATTCTGAGCACCTGGCCTACCCGCCCGAGCGGCTGCCCTCCGCGGCGCGGCAGGCGGTGGCGAAGGCCCTGCTCAAGAACGACCTGGTGATCGGCGTGCACCGCCCCGCCTACGACGCCCACGCGAAGTGGACGGTGGACGGCGACGAGATGCTGCTGAAGATCACCGACGATGGGCTGCGCGCCATCGGCATCGACCCGAACGCCGGCGACGCGGCGGAGGAGGACGAGCAGAGCGCCGAGGCCATCGCCCGCCGCAACGCCGAGCGCCGCGCCGCCGCGGAAGCCGCCGCGACGGTGGCGGACACGTCGCCCACGGACGCGGAGGACGCGGCACCGCAGGGTGACAACGCCCCGGCGCCGGAAGCCGCCCAGGGCGCGCCCACGCCCGCCCCGCGCGCGAGCCTGCGCGACGCCGCGCAACGGGTTCTCGACGCCTGGGATGATGAGGCCAACCAGCGCTACGACCTGACGGACGCGATGGACGCCCTGCGCGGAATCCTGGCGAAGCCGGCGCGCGCCATCCGCGAGCCCGGCGCGCCGCGGAAGCCGCGCGAGGGCACGAAGCAGGAGCAGGTGCTGGCCATGCTGCGCCGGCCCGAGGGTGCGACGGTCGCGCAGATCGCCGAGGCCACGGGCTGGGCGGCTCACACGGTCC